GACGCCTTGGACCTCAGTAACACCAGCTCCCTCTCTAGGTCGTCTTCCCTTGCGAGAAGATCACCACGAGAAACCCACCTCTGCTTCACTTTGAAGAGAGGCCTCCCTGCTATGCCGTGCACCCACTTTAAGTGGGGACTCGGCTCTTCAGTAAAGTACTGAAGTAGCGAGGAGTCGTCATTGGTCGGCGTACGATGCGAGACACTAGAAATAGTCCTCGCCTTGTACTCGACTCGCTGTAGGACAGAGTTATATCTCACCGGTAAGTGAGTATTCTCTGGCTGACAACGAGTCTTCAGACCCGTGACACCAGATCGCATGACTACCTCAGGTAGATCCCGGGGTAGGGTCGACGACAGGTACGCCGCGGTATGGAGCAAGAACTTTTGGTAAAAGTTGTTGACCACCGCGACCATACTGTCTAGCGACGCTGGTTTGCCATTGTAGAACTCGCGGAAGTACACGGGTGTCACGTCGACCCCGCGAAACGCATCAACGCCGCAAGACTCCCTGAACCTTCCGGTCCAGTAAGACTTTTCTTCGTTGATCTTGAACCAAAGGGCTTCAAGAAGTTCTACAAACGACTCCCGACTGTCGACGGGTACGACTATGTCGTCCCCGAAGACGGCCACCTCCCCAACGAGTCGCCGAATGGACCCCAATGTGACACGTTGCTGACGCGCATGAAGCACGCTGGCAATAGCCGCACTGAGGAACACAAGGCTCTCTACGGGAAAGGTACAGGCGTTACCCATCGTTGAGAATTTTCTCAGCTCGATGGTCTCAGGCACTTCCGTGCTTAGAGACTGTCGAACCCGAGGGGTACGAACCGCTCTTAGTGCTTCGACTAATCCAGGATTTCTCCTGAAAAAGCGTCCCACTAAGTCACAGGTGACACGATCGCTAGCAGCGGACAAATCCACTGTAGCTAATCGGCCCATTTGACTTCCGAGTTTGCAAAGACGCTGGTTGAGTCGTTGGTCGTGAAACCAAACGAACTCAGATATCCAACTGTCTTTGCATCTTCCACTGAAGTAATGCCAGATGTTCTGCTGGCAAAACTGCATGGAACCTGGTTCTGCGGCGATAAGCCGCGGTCCCTTGAAAGTCTTGGGCACCGCCACCATGCGAGAGAAAAGGCTGGTTTCCGGTTTGTCTGGAAACCCTCCCAATCTTCGCGGTAGAAGTTGTCCTCCCTTTCGGCGAGGAACAACTCCATGTCTAGCTCCCCGAGCCCAGCTGCCATAGTTATGGT